GTAACATCAATTTCCGAAGCTTTAGCTACGTCTTGATCTGCTTTTCTATATGAGTCTTTTACTTTTCCGCCAGACATCATTCTTAAAAACATATTTACTCTTGCTGCGGCCCACCCTCCTCTAGTCATTCCGGGTCTATGAGAAGAACTAAATGCGCCAGCGCCTCTGCGATATACTTTTTTTAACTGACTTAAATTAACTTTTCTAGAATGCTTTGCATTGTGATTCTTTACTTTGTTTTTAAGCATCTCTACAACTTTAGCAGAAAACTCTATTGCCTTATCGCTTTTGGTTCCTGCGCTACCAGCAGGATTTTTACCAGAACCACTGCGCCTTTCAGAAGGCTTGGAAGGCGTCTGAGCAGAGCTTTTAGGCCCAGACCTCTTTGATTCTATGATTTCAATTTCTAAACCTTGTAAGCTCATAATTTATAGTTGATAATAAATACACTGAAAATCAGTAATTAAGGAAATTATAATGGTCCATTTGTATTAAAGTTTGTGTAGCTCAGTCCTTTTAGCAAGCCGCTCATGGATAAGCCATTCGGATGAGGGTAAGAATTTTGGTCCATATCGCAGTAAAAACTAAAATCTAAAACAGCATTTGCGCCGACGGAAGAGTCGTAAGAAAGGTCTTTAAACTTTGCTCCTCTAATATCGTATCTTATAATAGTATCAGAGGCTTTGTTCATTTTAATTACTATATCGTATTTAGATTCTGATTTTATGTTTGATATTAAGTCCCCTGAATAAATTAAATTTTTATAAATAGCTGAAAAAGCACCTTCTATAGTGATTGGCGTATTTATTTGTCTATCTACTGGGTAAACATAGCCTAATGTCTTTAGGGGTTCTCTATCTAATGGGATAGTAAAATTAAAACCCTGAATTGCCGAGTCTTGTATGATTACATTTGATTTAGTTTTAGAAGTAGAACCCGCATCGTATACGTCTACCGTGATTTCTCCGGGTAATAGGACTGAAATTGAGTTACCTATTTCTTCGTATGCAGTGTCGTAATTAGGAATAGAGAAGCGAACTCCCGTATTAAGCAACCCACTCTTAGGTTCAACAAATGGAGATACAGCATTAGTACCGGAAGAATAATAAAGCACATTATGCGCCGTACAAGTAACTGAAGCTATTGGGATTTCATTAATCTTAGCATTTACTCCATAAGAAGTGATGAAGCAATTACCAAAAGCCAATACAGGGAATCCAGATAGGTTAGAGTTAATAACATCTGCGGGATTTGGGTTAATAGACAAGAAAAGATTTCTTTGGTCTCTGTATTTGAATGGGTATTTGAATGTGTTATTCGTCGGTATCGTTAAATTAGTATTATAAGCGAACCCTTGATTTCCAAAAGCGAATCCTGATAAGATATTTCCACTAGGATAAGTTTGCCCGCCATCAAATTGATCTAAATTTGGAAGCCCAAGATTTACATAAAAACCAAGTCTCGCTTCATTTCTTAAATCTTTAATGTTGTAATTGAAGCTAAGATTTATCTCTGGTGGTTTTAAGTTATGATCGTAAATTGTAGAAGCGTTTCCGATTTCAGTAAATCTTGCTGGCTGAGTAGAGATTTGATAACTAAATTGGTTTATTCTTTTAAGGGGCTGGATTAGATTATAAACTCCTGTTGGCAAAAGAGTGCCATTAGGGTCACAAAAATAATAACCACTTGCTGGAGCAGGTCCAACAAGCAGCAACTGATTATTATAGATTACTCTATTTGTGGGCATTAGATTTTACTATGGTAAAGCAAACTAGCCATATAAGAATCCACTTGATGCTCGCAAGCAATTCCATGAATTTCTTCTACTGTCTTTTGATTTTTATCTACAGGAGAATCTATATACTCAGAGATTTTAGAAATCCAATTACTCTTTTCTTCGTTAGCGACTATGATTTTCGTAATGTCAAGAGCTACTTCTTTTTGCTTGTCGTTTAACTTTTTAAGTTTGTGCTTCTTCTTTAAAATATTTTCTACTTCGACGCCTAATTTGTTTGTGGCTTCTACTATGTCTTTTAACTTAGTTACGCTGTAATTTGCCTTGGAAGAAGTACCAACTGGTTTAACATTTTTAGTTGTTTGCTTGATACCAGTGCTTCCCGCTGGTCTTCCGGCATCTATTTTAGGACCACCAATTAATGGCTGATATAGACCTTTGTCTTTTAGATTAATGAAACTAGTTTGAGACTGGAGTGACTCGTCTGGACTTGGCAATACTCCTGTTTCAATAGCTTTAAGACCTTCCTCTGGGGTAAGAACTCCAAGCTCCATAAGGCGAGTATAAATTCTATTAAGATTTTGATCTGTCTTGAGATCCATATCTTCAAAGAATGGAGTAGGGAATACTTTGAACCCTATTTCTTTAGAAATCCTCTTGATTTCAGGCAGCAAGAAGTCTGTGATGAACGCTTGGCGAGCTTGTATTAGTTTTTGTCCTAAGAGAGAAACTTTTGTAGTAGTGTTCGCGAACTTTTCGTTTCCAACTAGAATATTATTTAATCCAATATTAATGTCTCTATCGATCACCTCATATTTTCTTGGATCAAGGATGTCTGCGATTTGAGGGATAACGAATTCTGCTTTTGTCGTATAGTCTGCAATAAGGACTCTACCAATCGATTGATTAGTAAAGAGATTTTGCATCGTTTTCAAGTTCTCTTGGTTCACTCCTCCCTTATCAGGTTCAGTTCCCATAGTTATAAGGAGAACGACTTGCTGAATTGTCCTTGTAAGCGCCATATCCATACGACGCATTTCAATTTTAGCACTTATATCTTCAAGAACTGGAAATCCCATTGGTACAGCAAAGGGCTCGTAGTCTTGCTTCTTGTAAAATACAGCATAAAACTTCTTTGTGTCTAAATGAAGTAGGACCGCTGTAGCTTTTCCTTTTAAAATTTGCTCTCTAACAAGAGGGTCAAGAGAGTTTAGTATCTCTTTATCTTCTTCTGTCCTTGGATTTCTAACTTGCTCAAGTTCGTAATCAGTTAGTACTTTATAATACTGCCCCCTATTAAAAGAAAGGTTACCATTGACTTGAACATCTGCTGGGTTAATGATTATGTACCTAGAAGGTAAAGAAATCTTTGCGGCTAAAGCTTGCGAACCAAAAACTTGACTAATTTTAGATATATCCTCTTCTTTAATTGTAGTGTCATATCTATAGATGAAAACGTTTCCAGAGCGGTAGTACTCTCTAAAGAATTTGTCTTGAAGAGCAGTGATGTTTATCTTATTGAATAGAGCTTGAAAGAAATCTCTTGCACTTTTATTTCCGCCTTTCAAATGAAGGTTTCCGCAAGAAAGCTCTGATAGCAGATCAATTGTATTCCTAAATAGACCAAAGTTATAATAAGCTTTTTGACACAAGATCACTGTATCTCTTACGTCAATGTTGGATTTATTATAGTTATAGCCAGTGGCATAGTTAAATGGCACCATGCCTTCATCGATATTGCGAAAACGATCTGTTCTCTCAATGGTTGATGCAGCATTTCTACGGCTTCTCGTCTCAGTGACTCTGCTTGCTACTCCGCCATGAGCAGGAGTAGAGCCTTCCACCATCATTGGAGCGAAAGAAGCTTCCTCAATTTTTTCTTTTTTAACCTTTGCCATAAGCCTAATAATTAATTACACATTTTAAATTAAAATTGGTGTAAATCCCGCAGCTACTATTTTATTTTCAGTAGTCATAATGTCATTATAACATTTGGAACCCCATTTCGCTAACATTAAAGCAGTGTAATTATCTTTCCTTGCTCTATTGGGAGAATTGGAACGCTTTAGGTGTTGAGGCAAGTCAAAATTAACAGACCCACGACTACTAGTAGTAAACTCAACTAATGAGCATTGTTTCTTGGTGTTGTAAACTAATAGGTCTTGGTGTTCTATTAAGTCTAGTTTGTTCCAGTCCTTGTTCTCTTCTACGAATATAATCTCTTCTGGAATTCTCTTATTAATCTCTTCATTGAAGAACGTTTCATTAGCTATAGTCTTTGAAGCGAACCAAATTTTCTTATAATCAATCGCTGCTTGTAGATTTTCGTTGCCTCTTCTGATGAATGTAGTGGTGAACACCTGCGTGACTGCTATCTGCTTGTTCTCAAGGTTGTATTTGCTCTTAGCTTTTTGGACCATCCTTGAATATTCAATACCCTCAAGATCAGAATCGAAATCAATAAATTTAATCTTCTCAGATTCTGAATTCACATATTGAGATTCATTATAAGTGTTGAAGAAGATATCAGCGCCAGCATTATCGCAGATTATATAAACGATATTAAAGCTCGTCATTAAGTAATGAAAGTATTTGATATGAGTATTTAAGCTCCCAAGTCCAGCATAACAATGTACCAGAGTATCGTTCTTATTTTCTCGGTCTATTTCTAAAATACCCATTGCAAAATAGTCAGCACTTGGACTGTCGCTCATGTTAGGGTCCATTGCTAGAATATATTGCTTACCACTATCTCCTTTAATTTGAGAATGGGGGCGTTCTTCGAATTTAAGGGTACACTCTTCCATTTTCTTCATGCTAAAATAAGAATCGCTACCATCAGTGAATTGAGCGCAATACTCTCTTAAGAAAGAAGCGTGAGAAGCTCCACCATTTTGCGCTTCTTCTGTAATTGAAGAGTCTATCATCTCTGGAGGAAGGGCTTCATAACTTAATTGAGAGACAAAATAAGTAGCACTTGTTGGTTCCTTTGAATAGATATTATCACACCACTCTTTGTAAGTCTTATAGAGGTTCTCAAAAGTATAAGAGGCTGAAGAGAGAGCAATCATTTTAGAAGTATTCTTAAACTCCATGCGGTCAGCTTCTGTCATTGCTCCTTGGCTAATTAAATCATCTTCTTGTTCGCGAATGCTAATACGTTCTTTAATATCTTGCGGTACAATCAAGAATGGCATCAACACGTTCTTAATGATGTCTTCTGGGAGGAGCATGAACTCGTCTAGCACAAGTACGTTAGCACGGAAACCACGAATCTTTTCGCCGTTTAGAGGGATAGCTTTTATTGAGCCTTCATTTATTGACCAATCGTATTCATCATTGCGTTTCGACTTTGCGCCGAACGCTTGCATCAAAAGATCTGCGCCTTTAGACTCAGTAATCTTTTCTATTGAATTAAAAATGCTTCTTGCTGTTCTAAATGTCGGACCAGCAATTAAAATCTTACTTTTGGGTTCAAATATGCATTGCAAAAAACAAAATACCGCAGCAGAAAAAGATTTGGAAGCACCACGGCCCCATACGTTCAGGTTAAAATTTCGATTCAACATCGCCTTGATTATAATCTCTTGATAAGGCCATAATTTTATGCCAGAAATTAG